CTTAGTAGCACCTGGAAGACCAGCACCCTTAATATCTCTATCTAACTGCAGTTAGATAGTGATATTAAGGGTGCTGGTCTTCCAGGTGCTACTAAGGTAACTGGAAGATGGGATGAGAAAGACAAGAAGACTGGTGAAGTAAATAAGGTCAAAGAACGTAGTCATGTTGTATCTTCTGGTAAGAAGGGAAAGAGGGCATTTAATGATACGATGAAAAAATTAAGTAAGAAGTATAAGCAAGATGCAGTTCTTATTCAGAAAAAGAAAACAGGTACTCTTACAGCAACAAGCAAAGGTGGATTAGGTAAAAAGCAAAAAACAAAAACAAGAGAGGTGAATGTTAAAAGAGCTGGTGTAGGAAAAATGAGACCAGGTAGAGCCTCAACAGATGGTGATACTAAAATTAAAAACAAGACCTTTACTTATGAAAAATGATTCTTGAAACTTTTTTGATTATTGCAGCATTACCGTTTGTAGCACTAACACTTTACTTTGGGAAAAAAGGAGGGTATTATGATAGTGATGACTATACTGGTGATGGTTGTGCTCACGATGTAAAACGATGAGATCTAAAATTATGATTTTACCAGGAACTACAGTTACAGTTAAGGATCCAACTTCTATCTACTTGGGATATACTGGATTTGTGCAAAGGATTAGTGGTAATAAAGCTGCTGTCTTATTTGATGATTATTCTCCGTGGGAGAAATTAGTAACTATGCCTCTTAAAGATTTAGAGGAAGGAGGTCTATGATGACAAAACCTTATGACGACTCTAATTGGAGAGAAGAGTATAAAGGTTATACCTCTAGCAGGTATGAACTAGATCTTCTTGAGAATGGACCCCACAGTCTTGCCCAGTCATGGATGATGGGTGCATTGCATAACAAGTGGAAAAAGATGAAGGGATATAAAGAACCTGAACCACCTGATGTATCCTCATCTATGGGTGAATTTTTTAACAAACAAAAAAAGTATGAATAACGATTTAAGCACAATTGAAAAACATAATGGAGTAACCTATATTCCATATATCAGTGAAAAACCTTTTACTCCATATACGGCATTTTATCAATATTTAATAGCAGAAAGAACTATTTCTAAAATAGATTGTAATAGACTAAAAGAATTTTTATTAAGTAAAAAGGATGAAGTTCTTGAAATAAAAGATAAACTTACTGATGGTGGAACTGGATTAGGACTTGAAAGTACTACGGCTAGGTTTAGGTCTTATAATATTTTGGAGTGGGATCAAGAAGATGTACAAATATTAAAAGAAGCAATTTTTAAAACCCATGAACTTTATTTTAAACATACTATAGGTCAAAAACCTCCAGAGGTATGTGTTCCTTCATGTTGGATGAATATTATGAAGAAGGGTCAGAGAATTCGCAAACATAATCATGGATATCATTATAGAAGTTATTTAAGTGGCAATTTTACAGTTGCTTGTGAAGAAAGTAAAACAATCTATGTAAATCCTTTTGTGCATTATACTGAGAAGGAATTATTGGAACGAGTTGAGGATTGGGGTGATGGCTATACTCAAGAATTATATGCTTCTAATAATACTCCAGGAAAGTTAACTTTATTTCCTTGTTACATTCCCCATTTTACTACAAAGCATCAAGCAGATACTGAGAGAATAACTATTGCTTTTGAACTGACTCCAGTTTATTAGGACACTCAACAAAGTGTCCAATACTTCTAAATAAACCACTCCTTTCATGTATTATGGCCATATTGACAAACAAATTAAATCATGGCTTTTGAAATCAAAATGACAAGAGATGAAATCATTGAAGGATTGAGAAGCACATTTGGGTCAGAGTTTTCTGCGGCTGATGTACGTGGATTCGCTGCTGCTAATGACATTGCGTATCAAACCGTCACTAAAAAGTTAAAGGAGTTTAGAGTAAAACCAGGTAAATGGAATCTGGAAGTAACTACAAAGGCAGTTAATGATATTGAAAAAGCCTTTGCATCTCCTTCTGTTCAACCTCAAGTGAAGCAGAACTTAATTCCAGAAACAGATGATACATTTGTTAAGTTTGGAGCATTTAATGATCTTAAAAGGATTCTTCAATCTAAACATTTCTATCCTACATTTATTACTGGTCTATCTGGTAATGGTAAGACATTTAGTGTAGAGCAAGCATGTGCTCAACTAAAGAGAGAATTGATTAGGGTAAACATTACGATAGAAACAGATGAGGACGATCTTATTGGTGGGTTTCGCCTTGTTAATGGCGAGACAGTATGGCATAACGGCCCAGTCATCGAAGCATTGGAACGTGGAGCAATCCTACTTTTGGATGAAGTGGACCTTGCATCTAATAAGATACTTTGTTTACAGTCCATCCTTGAAGGGAAAGGGGTTTTTCTCAAGAAGATAGGAAAGTATGTTGAACCAGCAGCAGGGTTTAATGTTATTGCTACTGCAAATACTAAGGGTAAAGGATCCGACGATGGTAGGTTCATTGGTACTAATGTACTGAATGAAGCATTCCTTGAGAGATTTGCTTTAACCTTTGAGCAAGAGTATCCTAGTGCTGCTGTAGAGACTAACATCCTTAAGAAGTTGTGTTCTGATGCTAAGTTTTGTGCTCGTCTTGCAGATTGGGCTGACATCATTAGAAAGACATTCTATGATGGTGGTATTGATGAGGTTATCTCCACTCGTCGTTTAGTTCATATCATTCAAGCACACAAGATATTTGGAGATAAGGTAAAATCAATTCAACTCTGCTTAAATCGATTCGATGATGAGACTAAGCAAGCATTCTTGGATCTTTATGACAAGGTTGATAATGATGTTGACATTACCCAGGAGGAGGTGTTATGATATGTTCCTGGAGTCTTGCATATGATTTACTTAATGGAACATTTGATGAAGAGTACCCTATTATGAACAAGTTTACTTCTGCAGAAGAAGGTGCTGAATGGGTCAAGAAGAATGGGGGTTATGAATATACTCCCATTCCTGACCCAGACGATCCTAAGAATTATCCCCCATATGTTTATGAGTCACCTGATGGGGGTGAAACTGTAACTCGAAGGAGAGCAGGTTCTTTAGATAAAGAAGTTATTCAAGGTGATTTTTATACCTCCAGTGAGGTAAAAAATGCCAACTCCGAAAAGGAATTCAATGACTTTATGAACTCTAAGAAACCAGAACCGGATTTGAAGGGAGCTTCTTGTAGAAAGTATGAAGAAGATAAGGGGATTAAAGATCTCCAAGAATATGTTTCTTCAACATATACGGGACATTATACTTCAGATCAAAACAACACACAGACATTAGATTTAATTCAGTCTGTGGGTGATGCAGAATCTTTCTGCCGTTCCAATGCTATTAAGTATCTTGCACGGTATGATAAAAAGGGACAAGCAAAACGTGATATATTAAAAGCAATGCATTATTGTCTCCTGCTCTATTATTTCAGTGGACACACAACCGATGAAACTCCGACCCGTGGTTATGAAACTTTCTGATTCAACTTTGACTTTGCTGAAGAACTTCAGCAACATTAATCAGTCCATTTTGTTTAAGCAAGGAAAGTCTCTTCGTACAATCTCTGTAATGAAGAATATTCTTGCTGAAGCAACTATCAAAGAAGAACTACCAAAAGATTTTGGTATCTATGATTTGACACAGTTCCTTAATGGATTGTCTTTACATAATAATCCTGAATTGGATTTTACTAATGATAATTTTGTTATCATTAAAGAAGGAAGATCTCGTTCAAAGTATTTCTTTGCAGATCCAAATGTAATTGTTACCCCTCCAGATAAGGGAATAACACTTCCTAGTGAGGATGTTACCTTTGAGTTAAGTACTGACCAACTGGATAAACTTCTTAAGGCCGCATCTGTTTATCAGTTACCAGACTTGTCTGTTATTGGTGAAAATGGTGTTGTTAAACTTCTTGTTCGTGATAAGAAGAATGATACTTCCAATGACTATGCAGTAGTTGTTGGTGAAACTGAAGGTACTTTTGTTTTCAACTTTAAGGTTGAGAATATTAAAGTGATTCCAGGTTCTTATGATGTTATAGTTTCTTCTAAAAATCTCTCGAAGTTTACATGTCGTGAGCATGACTTAACTTACTACATCGCTCTCGAACCGGATTCTACTTATGAAGAGTGATTTCCTATGGGTAGAAAAGTATAGACCTAAGACTGTTCAAGATTGCATTCTTCCAGATAGTATTAAGAATACGTTTCAGGAGTTTGTAGGGAAAGGAGAGATACCAAATCTTCTTCTTTCTGGACCTGCAGGTTGTGGTAAGACAACTATTGCACGTGCTTTATGTGAACAGTTAGGTGCAGATTACATTGTTATTAATGGATCTGATGAGGGTAGGTTCTTAGATA